GCTTTTGCTGCACTGGATGAAGCTGAAGCTACGCTGGGGCCGCCGCCTGTAACCGTTGGAACGCTGACTTTTGGAACGGCTGGTATTGAGCCGCCTAGAACGCCCGAAATGCTTGAACCACTTGAAACGCTTGGCGCGCTAAGCGTTGGCTTTGAAATTGTTGGAATGTTTGGAAGAAGCGGAACGGCGTTGTAGGCACGAATAAGCGCGTTGATACCGTCAATAGCTCCGCCTATTAGACCGTTGATGACTTTGATGACGCCAGCGATTACGTCAATGACGCCGCCTGCAATCTTGCCGACGACCTGCAAAGCTCCACCCAAAACCGTGCCAATAACGGGCGCAAGGTAAGTCGCAATATATGAACCGAAAACTTTGAACGTGTCTAAGTTGTCACCGATTGCGTCTTTAACGTAATTGAAAGCCTTGATTAGCCCGCTGATGATTGGTTGGAATGTTTGAACAATGATCTGGCCAAGATTTGTGATGACGCTGCCAAGCCCGCCTTTGTCAAGACTGAACGCGCTTGAAAATGCGTTGATGATCGGCAATGCGTTGTTGTTAATAAACGTCATGACCTTTTCAAGAATTGGAAGCAAGGCAAACCCAATCGTTTCCTTTGCTTCGTCAAAAGCCACTTGCATTCGAGCAATGCGCCCAGAATAAGTTTCAGCGTTTGCGGCAGCTGCGCCACCAAATAAATCGGTGAGCTTTGTCTGAACTTGATTGAATGACATTGTTTTGAGTTCGGCAGCTGATAAGCCAATCCCAAGTTTGCCCAAAGCTGCGCTGTTTCCGTCGTAAGCTTTGGAAAGCGCAATCGCCACCGTTTCGACGGGCTTGCCCGTGGCAGTCGCGACGTCTAGCGCAACGCTGAGCAATTCCTGAGCTTTAGTGAGTGAACCCGTCGAAATCGCTATCCGCTGAAGCGCAGGCCGCAAGCTGTCGTCGGCCACGCCTGAAGCCAAAGACATTTGAAGAATTGCTTCTTCGGTTGCCTTGACTTGTGCGTCTGTCGCGCCCGTGGCGGCCTCTAGCGCGCGGGCAAGTTGTGTCTGAGCCTTCTCGTCAGCAATGGCAGCTTTGACCCCGTCAATGCCAATCTTGACCGCGTACGCCCCAGCTGCGGCGGCAGCTGCAACGAAGGCAGCGCCAATGACTTTGCCAGTCTTGGTGATCTTGTCGCCAAAGGTGTCAACGTCGGCGGTGGCCGTTTTTAAGGATTTGTTGAGGTTGTCAACGTCTCCAAGAATGGAGAGCTTTAGGGTACGACTTCCAGCCATTAGTCAAACCTCTTAACTATTTCGGCAAAACTTTCGTTCCAGCGTTTGACGATCTCAGGCTGAACGCTTCGAAGGGTTGGATAAATCCACCAACCACGCGAACCGCGACCTTCACGGCCTGACCAGACTGGGAATTGCTTCCATTTGTTTGAACCAAATTCCGCACCGCCCCAAAGATCGCGGGTTGTTGCACCGCCTGAAAACTTTTGAGCTGCAAAGCCGTAGCTGATCTCACCAATGCGAGAAGACTTTGAAACCTTTGAGCCTTCAGCGATACGGGTTGCAACCTTTGGAATGGCGCGAGTTGTACGAGCTGAAGCCGTGACTTTGCCTTGTACGAAGTCAGCTAGCGCCGACGACTTCTCTTTGGCCTGAGCTGTGGCTTCTTCGTCCATTGCTTTGAATGATCGAGTAATCGCACGCAATTCAGCTTTGTCGTAGGCAATTGCTTCACTTGTCATTCGCTCGCCTTTCCAAGATTTCGATTGCGGTCAATATGTCTTCAGCTGTTTCGAATTCGGAAGCTGCGAGACCCGTCGTCAAGCGCAGCTCCCAAACTATTCGATTTAAGCTTCCGACTGGGTAGCTTTTGGGTCTGTCTCACCAACTGTCACGTTTGCGACGGTGTCGCACCACGCTTCATAAGGTTTGACGGGTTTGCCAGCTGCTTCGCGCTTCATGGCGTGATAGGCCAAAAACACAAGATCAGAAATTCCGATCTTGTCTTGCGCTTGACTGATGATGTTGCCCGTTGACTTCTCCCATTTAATCCACTCAGGTGGCGCAGCCACGTAGGTGACCGCGTCGCCTGAGTTGAATTCGATCGTGATTGGTAGTTTCATTTTTGCTCCCGACTTGTTTGGTTTAGCTGAATGTCTCTGTTGGTGTTCCCACTACGGTGAAGCTGAGTGAGACTGTTTGAGCGTCTGGCGCTGTTCCGCCTACCGCTGGGAAGACTGGCATGACGTTAAATGCAAAGACTGCACCCGTCACGGCTGTCAATGATGTGGCCAAAGTTGTGTTTGGCGCGGTCTCGCAAGCTGTCCAAAGTGCTTCGCAAAGTGAACCTGAAGCGCCCCAGTCTGCAAGCATTTCAACGTCAAAAGTCCATTGGTCGTCAATGTGCTTGTAAGCCTTGCCGTCAAGTGTTTGATAAGTTTCGATTGTTGGTGAGTTAGCTAGAACTGCGCTTGTTGCCTGCGCGTCGTAGTTAGTGGACGCAATCGTCAAGACGAGATCGCGGCCTGTGATGATTGTCGTTGGCACTTTTGCTCCTTAGTTTGTTTGGGTGTAGTAGGTTGAAACGTTTATGTCCGCGCAAAGCATGGTCGACGCACCCACTTCAAGGGGCGTTGGCTTTTCTACGTTGCCGACAATGTATCCCGCGGGCATTGCCGCGAGAATTCCGATTATGAGCTGCTCTAAGTTATCAAGCGAAGCAGGGTTCGAGTTGTAAGACACGATTGCGGTGATTGCAAAATTAAGCTTCACCTTTGTCGTTGAGTCGTTAATCAAAACGGTTTCCATGTACGGCGTCGAAGGTACGACCACGATCGCAGGCGGGATTGGTGACTCAGGAACGAAGCCATAGCTTGTCGCAGCTAGTGAATTGAAAGCTGTGGCCAAAGCTGCGCGAGTGTCCGCAATAGTTGACGCTGGCATTATTGGACAACCGTTTCAACGTCAAGAAAAGGCGTTAGCAAAGTCGAGACGCGGTTGGTCAAGCTGCGACCCATTCGGTAAGGCGTTGAAGCAAAGTCCACGCCTTCGATCTGGCCGCCAGCTGCAACGCGAGACTGAAAGACTTCAACCGATACCGCAAGAATGGCCGACTCTATTGCGTCGTTGCCTGCGTAGATTTCGGCTGCCGAATATCCTGAAAGGGTAGCTGTTCCGTTTGGAATTATGTCGCGCAAAGTTACATTGGCGTTTGTAATTGCAGCGGTGAAGTAATAAGTGCCAGCGGTGACGACTGTGACGGTTGCGCTAAATGGCGCAGGCAAACCCGTCACAATTACCGATTGACCAGCAACGAAATGGTGTTCGCGGTTTGTGTAATAGTAAGCGACGTTTGTGTCGAGCTTGTAAGAGTTGATTGCTGAAGTGTTAGCGACAAGCATGGGCAAAATGACCGCTTCGCTTGTGTTTATGATTTCGTTCAAATAAGCGTCGTTATATAGGGAAGAACTCACGCCTAGCACCGCGCGAAGCTGTGCAGCTGTAACAATGCTAGGCATGAGTTTTCCTTTCGTTCGACTGGCCTGAATTCGGGAGCGAACTCAGGCCATGATTAGGTTGGCTAATTAAGCCTTATTTACGCCGAAAGCGCCGCCTGCGATTTTTGTCGCACAAGCACCAAAGGAATAAACGCCGACTGTGATTGAACCGTCAGCTGTTGACTCTGCGCGTAGCTGGTAAGAAGTTCCTTCGTACCATGTGTATGCGTCAGGGTTGATCACCATGATTGAGTCGTCAATGTCTGTCGTTGCAGCTGTGTTCGCTGTTACGTAGAGATCAAGACCCGCGATTGAACCGCGAAGTGATGTAGGTGTAACAACGCCGCCAGCATTTGAAGGCTGAGAAGCGTTGTAAATTGGGCGGCCTGCGTCGTTGAATGACATTGCGTTTGACCATTGGCTTGTATTCATAAGAATGTTACGAGCGAATGGGTTTGCAAGTCCAGCGGTTGCGCCGTAGACGGAAGCTGCACCGCGAGCGACGAAACCAAGAAGTTCCGCAGCTGTTGGATATGTTGCAACGGTTGTCGCGTCGGCTGTTGCGCCTGCTACAAGAATTCCGTTGACGTAAGTGTCTTGCGCCTTAGCCATTGCTGAAACCATATTGCGCAAAAGCTCGTCATAGAACAATGGGCTAGTTCTGGTCAGAAGCTCAACGCTGAATTTTTGCTGGCCAGCGAACTTCTTGACGTCCACGCTCAGAAACGCGCTGTTTTGGTCTGTGTCTGAGAAGATCGCGTCTTCCGCTGCAACTGCAACGGTTGGCATTGCTGTGATCTTTGGAATTTCGAAAGTCATTCCCGCGTCAGGCAATGCACCGCGAGAGATCGCGTCAATGCTTGGGCGGATTGTTGTTCCGAGGCCGTTGATAACTTCGGAAAGCTGACGAGTTGGAACAAGTCCAGCGTTGTCAGTTGTGTTGTCGGCAGCTAGAACGTACTGACGAGCATTTTCGTCACCCATTGAAGCTTTGATTTTGTTTTCTAGGTACTTGACCGCTGTTAATTCAATGCGAGGGGTTGCTTTGAAGCCCCCGACTGAAGTTGCGGCTGCGGTGATTGACTGAGCAGCTTCGACCGTCTCTGCGGTTGAAGCGTCCTTGACGGTGTCTTCCACTTCGTCTCCTTCTGTTGGTTGAGGTGTTTCTTCTGTGTCTACGGGTGCAGACTCAGAAAGTTCGTCTTCGGTTGCAGCTACTTCGCTGACGCGTGCGCTACGGATTGCAGGCTCGGAAGTCAAAGCGACGGCTGTGAGTTCGCCTTTCAAAATGCGCACCGTTCCGTCTTTGAGTGTTTCGTATTCGTCGAATGAAACTTCAACGCTGAAACCGTCACGCAATCCTTCGGCAGCTTCGACAAGTGCGTCATTGCCAGCTGTTGTTTGTGCAATTTTAAAAGTCGCAACGATTTCTTGGTCAGTTTGTTCCATGCTCAAAGTTTTTCCGATACGTCGTGAACGATCGTGTTCAAGGTTGAGCAGCACCGGCGCAGCTTCGATTGAACCTTTTGCAAATTGAACTTTGCCTATTGAAGCGTTGCCAGTTTCTTCAAACGCAACAATTCGACCGCTGATCGTGCGTTCGTTTGAGTCGGCGGCCGTGATTGTCATTGGCGTGATCACTTTTTTCATAGCAGCATGTCTTCCTCTTCGCGTATCTCTTCGACCGACATTGCGCCGATACGATTTAGAATTTCATAGACTTGCGCGCGCTCGTAAGGATTGCCACGCAAGAAGTCGTCAAGATCAAACTTCACTTCTTGTCCAGCTGGCACGAAATCCGCAAAGCTCATGCGCTGTTCGATCTGTGACATGTAATTTCTGAAAGCGAAGTCGACGAGGTCGCGCCTTTTGTCTAAGGCGTTTGAATACGTGAATGTC